GCCACAGCGGTCCCGCGCGCATTGATCCGCGCCTTCTCGGCCACCAAAAGGCTTGGACCGCCTTTCCGATAGATGAAACGTAGTTTGAGACCACGCCGCCGTTCCCACTCCAGCGGTGTGAGGCGTGCACCGCCACGACCCTTGCCGGCGGCCTCGGTCGGAATGGCGAGATAGAACCCGTGTCTGGAACGGATCAGCACACCGCGATCGTGGGCATGGATAATTTTCGGGGCCCTAGACCAGATAAAGGCGGCGGCATCGAGGCTTTCGCCCCGCTCCGGATAGGTCTTGTTGCGGATCGTTCTTGCCAGTCGCTGCCCCAAACCTGCACCGGTAATTTGCCCGCGCCAGTCGGCTTTCAACTCCCCACCAGCTTCCTGCATCGCGGACGTGACGGCCCTTTCACCGGCCAGCACCTCCGCCCGCAGTATGGCTGCCAGATCCGGATCAACATCAAGCTTCAGCTTCATGCTGGCCGCAGATCCAGTGTCCAGACCAGCCGCTCGCGATCACGGACCGGTTCGCCCTGAATGACAAAGCTTTCGGTTCTAAACAGGATCAGATCATCGGGGCGCGGATTTGCAAGCTCGCTAACACGCACATCAACGATCAAAGTATCGCTAAGAATTCGCGCGGATCCAAAACTGCTGATCTCGTCGGGCGCCCGCCGGATCGCCCGAATAGCATGTTCCTCGGTTGTTTCGTTAGATATCCAGTAGGCATCCACCGCCATGGTGGTATTGGCAAAAATCCGGTCCATGGCAGCAGCAAAGGCATTCATCGCAATGCCTTTCTAGTTCGAGCTGTGCAGGCGGATCGCAAGGCGCGGCCGCTTGTTGACCGGCAGGATGGAGGCCTCGGTCATCAGATCGATCCAGCGGCCCTTTTCATCGAGATGCTGGCGGGCATAAAGCGGCAGACCGACGGTGTTGGCCGCCTCGAGCAGGTTGGCAGGACCACCGTAGGTAGTGAAGGTATCAAACGTGCCGAGTGGAAACGCGATGCCCTCGCCCGCAGGGATCAGCCGCTCGGAGCTGCCGTCAGAGAGCGTAACGCTGCCATTGTATTCTTCAAACAGGATACCGGCGAAGGGGAAGTTGCGGCGCATGTCCTCGCGAAGTGGTTGGCCACCGGTTGCCGAGAAGAACTTGTAGGCATCTTCGGTTTTGGGGTGCGAGATCAGCTTGTCAAAGAACTCCGAACTCACCAACGCATAAGCACTGGTCATGGTTTCCCCAAGGAGATTGTCCTCGATCCCGCGCAGCGTTGTGCGCACCTTGCCCTGCACATTGGTGCCCGCTGTGCCGAACACAAAGTCGACCGAGATTTGCTCCAACCCGAATTCGGTAAAATAATTGTAAAGCGTGGTGCCAGCCCCGTCTTTAACGATACCGCGCAGCGCATTCATTTCCATGTATTCGCGGGTCTGGGCATGCTTGCGCCGCATCAGCGTCAGTTTACGGTTCATTACCGTGAGGAGGGGATCAGCTGCGTCCGACACTCCGATGGCGGGAATACCCTGGATATCGGCGGGCAGGATTACGTCGTCATGTGGAATCCAGGGCAGGGCAAAGGAGCGCATCGAGCGCCCCTCGCGCTCGCCAACAGTGGCGGGGCTACCGAGTGGCACCGAAGGCAGCAGGCTGAGGACGCCCTCAAATTGCTCGATGATAACAGAGCGCTGGGTGACGCCCTCGAAACGGAACAGCCCGATTTGTGCAAGGCGAGTGTAAAGATTGGGCAGCAGGTTGATGGCTTGCGTCATCTCGGCCAGCGAATAGCCGCCGGCATCAAAGGGATTGCGGGTGAGGGTCATGGGGTTCTCCGGAATTTATTTTTTGGCGGGGGATGGATCAGGCAGTATCGCGGGCGATGATGCCGAAAACGGCGAGTTCTGTAATTTTGGTCGAGACCTTGGCGGCATCATCGACGCTGGCGTCATAAGTGAGGCTTGCACGAGAAATGATGGCAGGGCCGCGGGCAATGGTGACGCCAGCGGTATCGGCCAACATGGCATCGACGGAATAGAGCAGGACGGCGGCGGCAACCTCGGCGCCGTCCACTCCGGCGTCACTCGCAAGNGTATAAATACCGCTGGCGGTGATGCGCCCGAGGACCGAGCCGACGGGATAGGCAATGCCGGCCAGTAGAGTGATGGTTTCGCGGGTGTAGTTGGGATTGACCTCGTATTTGAGGACATTGCCGAGGCTGGCGGGTTGGACAAGCGGGGCCATTGTTTAGTCTCCGTGTTTGTTTTTTTGGGGAATGATGAGGTAACGCGTGGCGTCAGGTTCTTGCTTCAGCGGCAGCCTTTTTGGCCGCGGCTACAAGCGGGCTGTCTTTTGCAGCGGCCGTTGCGGGGGCAGTGGCAATAATTGCGGCGGCATCACTGGCTGCTGCCAGATTTTCGAGCACTTGCGCGCGCAGAGCATCAGGCTTGAGGCCGCGTTTCACGGCATCCGCGGTATCGATCGAGACGCCGAGACGTGCGGCTTGTGCGCAAACCTGCGCTACTTCGGCAGCCTCGATCCGAATGGCATCGGCATCAGGTGCGGCGGCGTTGGGCGTGTCCGGTATTGCCGGTTGTGACAGCGGTTGCGCTGGAGTCGCGGCAAGCGGTGCTGCCGCCTCCGTTGGCGTTTGTGCCTTTGTTTGTGCTGCAGGTGCTTCGCTCGCTGTTTCATCGGCAGGCTCAGAGTTAGGTTTCATAGGGATTTCCTTTCGGGTTCGGGTTTGGGGAATTCGGGTGGTTGCGTGCAGGAACGCAATCGCACCCGGGTCATGACGTTCTTCGGCAAAGGCACGAAAAGCACTGCGGGGATCTGATACGGCGTCAGCCAGTCCGGCCGTAACCGCTTCAACACCGCGAAACACTGCGGCTTCGGTTTTGAGCGCGGCTTCAATATCGAGCAATTCACCCCGCCCGTCGGCGACGGTTTGGGCAAACAAGGTTCGCAGGCCCTCCAGCTCCAACTGCATCTGGTTTTGGACATCTTCGGGGAGGGGCTCGTAGGGGTTGGCATCAACCTTATGTGCACCCGCATGGATCAGCGTGACGTTGATACCTTTTTGATCGAGCATGCCGCTCATTTCTGAATGGAGGACTACAACACCAATACTGCCGACCGCGCCGGTGCGCGGTAGAGTGATGTGGCTGGCTTGCGAGGCCAGAATGTAGCCTGCCGACAAGGCGTGCTCGGCAACAAATGCATGGACCGGTTTTTGCTCCCTCGCCGCGCGAATGCGGTCGGCAAGATCAAAGGCGCCTGCGACCTCGCCGCCAAAACTGTCGATCTCGAGGGCAATGCCTCGAACAGCGCTATCTGCAAGGGCCGCATCGATCTGCGCTGTAATCCCCTCATAGGATGTGACACCAGAGGATTGCCCGATCCAGGCGCCGCGATGCACCAGTGTGCCGGCGATTTCAATCACGGCAATGCCGTCGATCAGGGCAAAGGGTCGGGTGCCGTTATCGCGCGCCCGTTCGGCCAACGCGCCCCCAATGAGCGAGGCGCGGGCGGGCAATGCGGCGTTCGCCAAATCGCCATCGTCAACCATATCCCCCTGAAACCTGATCTCGCGCCCTGTGATCCGCGGACCTAACCCCGAAAGAAAGGCGAGGGCCTTGGATGGCTCGACCATCAGCGGCGTATTAAAAGCGCGCTGGGCGATCTGTGCATGATGCATCACTTGTTTGCCTCGCTGTCGGGTTCGGGTTTGCCGGACGGCGTGTCATCGCCTTCGCTTTTCGCGTCTTCACCGCCGCTCTTGTTTCCACTCTCGCCGGGGGCCTGTGCCGGAGACCCCGGGCGGCGGAAATCAAGTCCAAGATCAAGTTCACGTGCCCGCTCGGCAGCGATTTCGCGATCAACCTGCTCGGCGTCGTACCCCCGTTCCGAAAGCGCTTGCGTGCGGGATTTGAGACCAGCCTCGATCTGGAGAATTTCGGCCGAGGCATCCTTCATCGGATCAACCCAGTCCCATTTTGTAGGCAACCATGTGCAGGTCTGGTACTGGCGGCGTTGGTTTTCGTAATCGGGCAATTCCAGTGCGCCCGATAGAACGGCAACATCCATCCAACGCACCCAGATCGCGCGACACATCTGGAATACCAGCACCCCGTGTTGCCAGGCCGAGATGCGGCGCCGAAAATCCACCAGAGAAATCCGCGTATTGGAAAAGTTGCCCTTGGCAGTGTCGTTGGTGAGATACCCGTAAGGAATGCCGAGCGCTGACGAGATTTGCAGCAGTGTTCGGTACTGGAACGGCTCGTATGTGGAACCGGAATCCGGAATGGCAGGGGTGGAGACGTCTTCGCCCGGATCAAGGCGCACGATTTGCCCGGGCTCGACCTCGAGATCCTCGTCCGCCGGTTCCAGAGGGGTTTCCGGTGCGGGCGAGGTGATGAACATGGCAAACATCGCGGCGGTCTTTTTGCGCTCGAGCTCCGCGTCATCATAAAGATCAAGGGTGAAGAGTTTTACGATGGCGGGGGAAAAGCGCGACACACCGCGTAGTTGTCCGGCCTCAACGGGATCAATGACGTGGATTACGTCAGCAGCCGGCACGCGTACGGTTTCCCCTGCAAGTCCCGGGTCGGTTATATCGCCCGGGTGACGGCGCAAAAAGTGATAGGCGACGCGGCGGCCAATGCCGTTAAACTCGATACCCTGGCGGATCAGCCCACCGCCGGAAAGTTCGCGATTCATATCAAGCGGCAGCATTTCGGAGGGGAGCATCTGGAGTTGCAAGGGAACGCTCAGCCCATCCGCGGCGCGCCGTGGGCGGATGCGCAGGAATACTTCGCCCGCTAGAAAAACTTCGCGAGCAGCGCGGCGCTGGAGCCCGTAAAAGTCCGTCAGCCCCTCGGCGTCTGCATCATCAGTCCAGGCCAACCAGAGCGATTGCAATTCTTCTTTGAGGGCGGCATCGGCAATGGACGAGGAAGGTTTGATGCCATCCCCGACCACGTTGCCGGCAAAAGCCTCGAGAGCATTGGCGGCATAGCCATTGTTGCGCACCAGCCAGCGCGCGCGCGCCGTAATGGTGTCGCCGGCCCCTGCAATCAGTGTGTTTACATGCAGGCGTGAGGCCCGAAACCCGCGCAAACGCCGGTGCATTTGTGCGGCGTCAAAGCCACCGATCACTGCGCCTAAACGTTGGCGAAACCCTTCCAGTATCATTACCTAAAGCCCCTTTGTGGCCACAGTTCCCCAGCGGCGGCGTCGCTTTGTGCCGCTTGCCGCTGCAATCCGGTTTTCCAGATTGGCGATGGCATTTGCCATTTCCGTATCCGAGCCATAGGTGATGGTACGCCCGTCGTAGCTCACGGACCGCACGCCTGCGAACCGCGCTTCCTGCAACGCATCGAGCAAGGTGCGCATTCGATCAATTTCCATATCAATCCCTCATAAATCTTGGTGTGTAGGCGCGCCGTTTACGCCGCGGTGTCGCCAGTGTTCCCGCAGTTGCCAACGGTGGAGCGTTTGTTGACGTTGCTTCAGGCGGATAGGTAGGCTGGCGCGTCTCCACGCCTGCCTGTTTCTCAAACCGTCGCCATGTTGCCTCGTCCCAGCGATCAGCCCCGAGAATCCAGGCGGCGGCGCGGGCATAGACGCGGCAATCGAGCGCCTCGTTGCGCTCGCGCATCTTTTGCCATTCCTGTCGGGCATATCCGCGCTTGTTGCGCACCGTGACCAGTTGCTCGGCGACCAATTGTTTGAGCCATTCTGTGTCGATCCAGTCGGGCAAATGCACTGTGCCGGATGGATTGCAGATGCCTAAGTCACGGTCCTCGTCGCTCGGGCGCTCAAGGCGCAAAAACCGGTAAGTCTCGGTTTTGAATGTCGCTGTGGCGATCGACCAGAGCCGCGCGCCGCGACGCAGGCGTTTGCCGCCGCTCAAAGCATCGACATAAGTTGGAACCGACACCGGTGTGGCGCGATTGAACCCCTCCAGGCCTTTGATCGGGGCAACCTGTTCAAAACCTTGCGCGCGGGCCCAAGTGTAAACGGTAGCGGATTCATAGCCGGAATCTATCGCCAGCTTTGCGATCGGCATTACGGCCCCATTGGCGTGTTGCCATGTCTTGCCCAGCAATGCGGTGAGATCGTCCCAGGCTTCTGCATGATCAGGCCCACCGGCAATGACAATATGATCGACAAGCCAGCTTTCCAGCCCACGTCCCCAGGCCCAGACATCAACCTCGATACGGTCCTTTTGCACATCGACACCGGCAGTGAGAAAAAATCCGCCTTCTGGAATTTGTGCGCCGTAACTCTCGCGGCGCTCCGATAAGCGTTGCCATTCAGGCGCATCGCCGCTCTCGACCCATGTTTCGCCCAGCAGCGTGTTGCGGGCTGCGCGCAGCATATCCTCGGAGCCTTGTGCTGCCAGCCAGTCGCGTGCGATCTGCTCCCAGCTTTTCCAGCCGATCGGAGAATAAAGCGCCGAGATGTGAAACCCGATGGAGTTCGGGTCCTGTGATTTTGCCGTTGCCCGCCATTCGCCAGCCTCCAGCATCGCGGTTTTATGGTGCTCGGCGAT